ACTTGGCCCACTGGGCGTCGATGTCATCGACCAGGTCCAGCCAGGTGTTGCCGTTGCGGTCCTTCTGCTGCTCCCAGGCGGTGCCGCCGATCTCGAACTCGACCTCCTGCCCCCGGTACCAGGACTGGCCGGAGAACGTCATGCCGTCCTCCAGGAAGTGGATCAGCAGGGTCTCGCCCTTGGCGGGCTCCGCGTACTTGGTGGCCGACGATTCGAGAATCTTGGCCTCGCGCTTGGCCAACTGGTCCTCCAGATCGCGGATCTCGCGCTCCTCGTCGGTCAGCGCCGCCTCGGGCTTGCCCGCGATGGAGAACTCGGGCTCCGGGATGGGCTGGGCCAGCGTCTCCTTCAACTCCCGGATCTTCTTCTGGGCGGGCGTCTCGGTGACCTCGGCAGCGGGCTGGATCTGCGGGTCACTGGACAGCAGCGCGTCCATGTCGAGCGCGGGCTCGGTGGGGGCCACAGTGGGCTCCTCGACCGGGTCGGTCTTCTTGCTGGGGTTCGTGGTCACGAGTCAGGCTCTCCTTCGGCAGTGCGCCGTTGACCGGTTGCAGGACGCCCCCATCTTAGCGGAAACCAGCGTGAAATCGGTCGCGGGGCCTTCGCTACCTACTATCGACCGGCCAGGTAGGCGGTGATGTTCCCCCCGTGCGTCTCCAGCCAGCCAAGCGCGTTGTTGCAGCGGATGCACAGCAGGCCGCGCACGCACTTGCCGCAGGACCGGGCTCCGGGGCAGCAGGTGTGGTCGTGGTCCACGGAGAAGTTCTTGTGGTGGATGACGTCGCCCTTGCAGATCTTGCAGACGCCTCCCTGGTCCACCAGCATCGCGTCGTACTGCGTCGGGGTGATCCCGTAGCGGTGCTTCAGTCGAGCGCGGTAGACGCTGGCCTTGAAGGCGGGGGTCTTCTGGTAGGCGTCCTGGATCTCTACCCGGCAGGCCTTGCACTGGGCACGTTTGGGAGAGAACGCGGACTCGGGCTTCTGCTGACCGCAGCGGGAACAGGTCTTCATGGTGACAGTATGGCAGCGTCCTACTGTCTGCGTCGAGGATGAAGAAACCCCCCATCTCCCTGGTCGGAGATGGGGGGCGGCTTCAGATCTGGACCCTCAGATCACGGGGCGACGTCGGCGTAGACGAACTGCTCGGGCCGGGTGATGACCGGCAACAGGTTCCACTCCAAGAGGTACTGCCGTGCGGACGGGTCCTTCTCCTTCCACGTCTTGGCGAACTTGCCGGTGAAGTTCTCCGGGGCCTCGTCGTCGGCCGTCGGGCCGATCATGAGTTCCATCGGGCGGTTGGTGTCGAAGTCCCCGATGACGACGTAGTCGTCTGCGAGGAACAGCGTCTCCGTGCCGGGGGCCGAACCGGCACCCGTGTAGCCCGCGCCCGTGGCGTCGTAGACGTTCTCCTGGGGGCTCCAGTCGAGGCCCATGAAGCCCGGGAGGGTGCCCGAGGAGTAGTACTGGTCCTTCATGCGGTCCGAGAGCAGGTTGCCCGCCGTGGCACCCGCACCCGCGAACGAGGTGAAGATGTAGTCGATGGTCTTGCCCGTGGCGTAGGCCTGCTTCGCCTGGACGCGACCGTCACGCTGGACGAGACGCTTCCACGCCCGCACGTCGGCGGTGATCTGCGCCGGGGTGGCCGTGGCCCACGCGGTGGAGACCGTCGGCTTGTGCGAGGCGAGGAACTTGTAGTCCACCGACGCCTGGACGTCGGGGAAGTTCAGGTTGAGCACGCCGGTGAGCGACTGCCACAGGACGTACTCCGCGAAGTTGTCGAAGCGCTGGTTGAGGTCGCCCACCTCACGGAGGACAGCGGCCTCCGCGTTGGTCTTCGCGAGGTCCGAGACCGAGTTCGCGGCCTGGCGGAGCCAGTGCAGCGTCGTGGGCTCGAAGACCTTCTTCTCGCGGAGGTAGATGAACGAGGCGGACTCGCTCGAACGCGCGAGACGCGGCACGATGTGCGCCTCGGAGTTCGGGACGTTGGGGCGGGCCACGGCGCGAGCGCCACGGATGACCTCCCACGCAGCGGTCGGGAACGGCCACGGCGTCTGGGGCACCTTGTTCAGGAGCGTCAGGCTCTGGGGGGCGGTGAACTTCTCCACGACGCCACGGAGGACGAGCGGCTGGAGCAGCGAGATCTCGGTCATCGCTAGGTCCTTTCAGGGACGGAATGGATCGTTCTTCCGCAGCGCCCCAGTGAGACCAGGACCGCCCTGCACCCTCCCCTCTAGGGGGAGCCACTTGGCTGGGCTACTTGCTCTTGCACTACTTACTATCGACCGGTCCTGCGAACCGCTCAGGGATTGGCTCCAGATTCTTGTTCTGGAGCCGCACCCTCAACGTCCCGAAGGTGTTGCCGTCAGGCTCAGAAGCGGAAGAAGCCCTGAACCTTGTTGACCCGGGCACCCAGGATGGCGTCGGGGCCACCCGTGATGCCGGAGTTGGCGGTCGAGACGGCGGCGTACTTGATGGTGCCGCCGTAGAGGATGTTGGCGAGGAAGACCTGGGCCTGGGCGTCCGCCCCGGTGTCCGTGGTCTTGCGGAGGATGCCCTCCGCCGTGCCCGCGACGGTGGCCTTGATGTACTGCTTGCTGGCCGCGTCCTGGATCAGGGCGGTGCCCCCCAGGAGGACGCCCTGGCCGGGCTTCAGCGTGACGCCCTTCTGGACGTAGCCGACGGTCGAGAAGAGGATCTCGTCGTCCGCCGTGACGGGGCCGGTGACGTAGCCGGGGGCCGGAGTGGCGTTGCCGGTGAACTGGGTGACCATGTTGCTGCTCCTTCAGGAGTCGTGACGGGACGTTGAGGTATTGCTGGGGTCAGGCCTGGACGTACGCGGCAGCAGCGGTGGAGGCCGTCAGACGGGCCACCTCGGCGTCCACCGTGTTCTTGTGCTCGTCGTCCACCGGCTCGGTGCCCGACTCCTGCGAGAGACGCACGATGGCCTTCTCCGGCAGCAACTCCTCGAACAGGTCCGGGTTGCTCAGGAGCAACTTGACCTGCGCGGCGGCGTTCTTGGGGAGGATCTTGCCGTCGCGCACGAGCGAGTCGATGCGCGCCTTGGCCTTGTCCTCGTTGGACGTCTTCTCCAGCGACTCGACCTTGCCCGAGAGGGCAGCGATCTGGGTCCCGGCCTCCGCGACGGCACCGATGAGGGTGTCGGCGGTGACCTCCTGGCCGGACGAGAGCGTCAGGAGGCCGGTCGAGACCAACTCCTCCTGGATCTTGTTGCTGAGGGCCATGGCGTCGTCCGCCGCAGCGGCCTTCGTCTGGAGCGCCGCCACGTCGATGCCGTGGTCCTCGCGCAGCGCGGCGAGCATCTGGTCGAGATCCATGTTGTCCTCCGTAGTCGGCGCGGTCAGGACGACAGCACCTTCACTTGTTCCATCGGCAGAAGCGGCGAGGACTTCGCTGAAGTCCTCCAGGTCGAGCACGTACGGGCGGTTCGTCACAGCGACGTGCAGGAGGGTGGGACCCATCCCCTTGCCCGTACGGGTGTCCTTGTAGTTCAGGTGGAGCATGGCCGACGCACCCAGCAGGGTCGTCCCCAGCCGCGAGGCGTAGATCTCCTCGCGAGCGTCCAGGACCGCGTAGATCTTCTTGTCGCGGACCTTGATGCCGACGACCTCACCGATGTTGCGGGTGGGGTCCTCGGTGTGCTCGTTGTTGGCACCGGCCAGGGGGACCTGGACGATGTCGCAGACCTTGTCCTCGAAGTTCTTGACGAGGGTGTCCGCGAAGTTCTGGTCGATGTTGACCTTCCCGCCCTTGACGCCGGGGTAGATCAACTCCCCGAAGGACAGGATGTGCTTCTCGAAGAGACGCCCCTTCTGGGAGCGCGACAACGAGACGTACCCACCTGCCCCACGAGCGGGGGGCACCACCACGAGACCGTCCATGACTTCTACTATCGGCTTCCGCTCAGTCCAGTGCGTAGTCGGACGACGACTGCGACTCCTGGAGGATGGCGTCCATGTCCGTGCGAGGGCTGGAGAACGGCAGCCAGCGTGCACGACGGCTGAGAGCCTGCTCGCTCAACTGCTCTCGCCACTCGTCCCAGGAGGTCTCGGAGCCTCGGGACTGGACCACGGACTTGCCGTAGACGGCGTGCGCCTGGTCGGTGGGAAAGTAGAAACTTCCCTCCTCGGAGTGGATGCCGACGGGGTACCCGTCCTTGCGCAGGTGCAGAAGGTAGTCAGCCATCAGGAGTCCTCCTCCATCATCGCGTTGAACTGGGTCGTCTCCTCGGGCGTGGCCGCACGGATGCGCCAGTAGTCCTCGGTGCCGTAGAACAGCGTGCCGTTCTCCACCGGGAGGGGGGCCTTGGTGCCCACCCGAATCTTGTAGTCCTTGTCCGGGCTGAGGCGGAAGACGAGGTACGCACCGGAGTCGTCCTTCTCGGTGCCCTCGAACAGGGCGAAGAAGTCCAACTGCTGCGCCCCCGCGATCAGGCGGACGATCCCGTTCGGGGCGATCTCCTTGATGGCCTGCCCCTGCTCTACTTCGTCCACGATGCCTTCACCTTTGCCATAGACGCTGCGATGTTGGTGCGCATGACCAGGCGGTCCTCGACCGGCAAGCCACGGATCATCTCGATGCCCCGCTTCTTCAGGAAGTCGATGGCCTCCTGGCGAGCGGATGCCTGCTCGAACACGTACATCTCGATGGTGTCCAGCAGCGAAGCACCGTGGGGGAGCATCGTCTCGTTGGACCCGCCCGTGAAGTTCTTCAGGGCGTGCGTGGGGTCCATCGGGGACTCAGAGATGCGGTTGTCGAGACGCCCGAAGTTGTCGCCCGCGAACGAGTAGGTCCGCGTGCGCAGCATCGCGGCGGGGTCGTAGAACGTCCGGTAGCCGCTGTAGGAGCCACCGTTCATGGACTGCACGCGGGTGTAGACGTTGTGCGCCGAGCCGTACTGCTGGTCCGACGTCGCAGACATCCCGTCGGCCCACTGACCCGTGAGGCGGAACCGCTCCTCGGCACCCAGGTTGCCTCCGGACTTGACCTTGTAGGTCGGCTCCTTGGAGGAGGTCGAACCAAGAATCTTGCCGGTGGCCCGGATGGAGTCCAGGGTCATGTCGAAGCGAATCCAGTACGGGTGGCCCGTCTCCAACTCGTGGTCGTCCATGTTGAAGTGGTCGAACTTGGGCAGGTAGGACCGCTCGTTGACGACCTTGTCGATGACGTCCTTGCCGAAGTGCTTGGAGTACACCTCGCGCCACCAGGCGGACTCCTCAGCGGCGGACGAGAAGGACGCCGACAGGTCCTCCAGGAAGTA